AACTGAGGCGCCCGAAATGTTTTTAAAGGCGCCGAAGAACAGTTATCTGTCAGGTGCCTACTGTAACAGTACAGCACGACAGTATATTAGACAGTTAGTGGGTCATTTATGACCCCAGACTGTTTAATATCGTCTGTTATACAGTCTAGTATCTACATAAAAGATTTTCCCGTACAAAGTTCATGCCCATACCATGTCCCAGTATGTCCTATTTTGTATAGATTTTTTGCATGCTTTAAAAAATACTTTAAAGTAAAACGTCCGTTTTACCTGTTTGGACAGGTTAATACTATATAGAGACTGTTTCTTTTTTAACAGTAGCAAGTCCTTGGGGGACTTGCGTTACAGACTGTATTTACTGTTTGTTACAACTGAGTGAAAACGGGACAGGACTAATGACATTTAGCAAAGGAACTACTAACCCAAAAACCCTGGCCACCACGGCAGCAAAGGCAAAAGTTATAGCCCTTGTATCTGAGGGGCACTCTGTTCATAAGGCTATGGAGATGGTTGGTAACAAACCAGACACCGTTCGTATCTGGATGCTGCGGGACAAAAAATTTGCGAGTGACTTATCTGAGGCCAAAGAAGAAGCCAAGAGCAATTCTATCAAAGCCTTAGGGATAGCAAAGGATGATATTTCCTTCGCCCAGTTCTCAGAGATATTTATGGGGCAAAAAGCATTCCCCCACCATCTCAACTGGATTGACTTAATAGAGGGTCGTGAGCCATCGTGGCTCCACCCAAATATGATTTACGAGAAGGCAGACCCAAGTCGCTTTCTAATCAACGTGCCACCAGAGCACGCTAAGTCAACTGTCCTAACAGTTAACTACCCTACATATCGCATCGCTCTCAACCCTAACGTCCGCATTATAGTGGTCAGTAAAACCTTGCTCAAGGCACGCGAGTTCGTGTACGCAATCAAGCAAAGGCTCTCCCATCCAAGATGGCTAAAGATGCAAACAGCATTTGGGCCTGAAGGTGGATGGAAAGAAGATTCAGATACTTGGCGAGTTGACACGGTTTACCTTGGAAGCGATGCTCGTAATTCGAGTGAGAAAGACCCCACCATCCAGGCGCTTGGTATGGGTGGGCAAATTTATGGAGCACGTGCTGACCTCATCATTCTTGATGACTGCATTACTACAGCCAACTCCCATGAGTACGAGAAACAAATCAACTGGCTACAAAAAGAAGTTATTACCCGTCTGGGTAAGAACGGTAAATTATTAGTGGTGGGGACCCGAATTGCTGCAACAGATTTCTACAAAGAACTTAGAGAATCAAAATATTGGTCGAGTGGCAAAAGCCCTTTTACCTACATGGGTATGCCTGCTGTTCTTGAGTTTTCTGAAAAGCCTGAAGAGTGGAAAACGCTCTGGGAGAAAAGTGATATTCCTTGGGATGGCGATGACGATACTCCTGATGAAAATGGCTTATACCCGAAATGGGACGGAAGAGCACTCTTCAGACGTAGAGGCGAAGTAACCCCCAACACATGGGCTTTAGTTTATCAGCAGGAGGATGTCGAAGAAGATTCCATCTTCCCACCCGCTTTGGTGCAAGGTAGTACTAACGGTCAAAGAAGAAAAGGTCCATTGCGCCAAGGCGCGGTGGGACATCCGACTAATGTTGAAGGTTACACAATAATTGGATTCGACCCCGCAATGGGAGATAAAGCCCACGCAGCCTTCGTAGTAGTTACTTACAATAGAAGTGATTCTAGGATTTATGTTTTAGATTGTATCAACATGGGTGAACCGAACCCACAAAAGATTAGAAGTACGATAGAAGAACTTGTATTGAAATACAAGCCTCAAGAATTTAGAGTAGAAATTAACGCCCATCAAAAAGCATATTCATTAGATGATGACTTGCGTCAATGGCTTGGTATGTATGGTGTCAGACTTGAATCTCATGTTACTAACAAAAATAAGTGGGACGCATCTTTCGGTGTAGCATCTATGTCTACGCTGTTTGGTACCTTGCGTGATGAAAAGTTCCAAAAGAATAATATGATAGAACTTCCATCTACTCAAGACTCAGAGGGATTAAAGTCCCTTACTCAACAATTGATTACTTGGAAACCTAACACTAGAGGTAAGACTGACTGTGTTATGGCGCTTTGGTTTGCTGTGCTTAGAGCACGGGAGTTTATGCAACAAACAAATCACTTACAAAAATTTTCTTCTAATCGCTGGACCACTCGTGCTCAAGCCGAGCAAAGATACACAATCAATCTAGACGAAGCCTTTGCTGAACAATGGGCTGACCAACATGGATAGGATATAATGTTATCAATTGACCAAATCTCTGCAAGGGTAGAGTCTTTGCGTAGTCGCTCAACAGAGCGAGACCGCAGACAACTAGACGTCCTTGCTGTTCGTAAAGGACAGATATCACAGGTATATCCTGAATTTTTTCCAGAAGGGGTGGATGCAAATGTTGTTGCAAACTTTATCGACATTGTTGCCCGTGACCTTTCGGAAGTTATGGCGCCTCTTCCAGCAGTAAATTGTTCTGCTGCAAATCAAGTATCAGATAGAGCAAGGGTCTTTGCTGACAAGCGCACACGTATTGCAACAAATTATTTTAGTAATTCAGATTTACAAGTACAGATGTATCAAGGTGCAGACCAATACATCACATTTGGTTTCGTCCCATTCATTGTTGAATTAGACGAAGAAGCAGGGCTACCGCGTATCCGCATAGAAAGTCCAATTGGGGCTTACCCAGAGTTTGACCGCTATGGACGCTGTACTGCCTTCGCAAAGAAATACACACTCACACTTGGTGAACTAGTCGCACAGTATCCTGAGTTTGAGATTCAATTACTAGGGCCTGACCGTTATGAGCAGAACCTAGATGCACGTGTTGACCTTATTCGTTATTACGATAAAGAGCAATCAATCATATTTATTCCATCACGGAATAATTTAATTCTATCTCAAGCAAAGAATCCTATCGGCAAGATGCAAGTGATAGTAGCCAAGCGCCCATCACTAGACGGTGAGATGCGTGGTCAATTTGATGATGTACTAGGTATCCAATTGCTTCGTAATAGATTCGCATTACTTGCGATGGAAGCAGCAGAGAAATCAGTACAGGCACCAATTGTTGTACCAGGTGATGTTCAAGAACTACAGTTGGGTGGAGATGCGATTATTCGCACCAACTCCCCTGCTGGTGTGCGCCGTGTAGATTTAAATATCCCGCCAGGTGCGTTCACTGAGCAACAAGTATTGCTTAATGAGTTACGTACTGGAACACGTTATCCAGAATCAAGAACTGGAAACATTGATGCATCGATAGTCACAGGACAAGGCGTTCAAGCGCTTATGGGTGGCTTTGATACACAGGTTAAATCTGCTCAAGCAATCTTTGCTTCTGCGCTTAAAGATGTTATCTCTATCTGTTTTCAGATGGACGAAAAATTATTTAACTTTACAAAAACAATTCGTGGTGTAGATGCTGGTTCACCTTACTCACTTGAGTACACACCATCAAAAGATATTAAAGCAGATTACACAGCCGATGTTCGCTATGGCATGCTTGCTGGTCTTAACCCAGCGCAGGGACTTATCTTCATGCTACAAGCCCTTGGCGGTAAATTAATCTCTAAGGATATGGCTATGCGTGAGTTACCATTTGGTATTAACGTAACCCAAGAACAAGAAAAGATTGAAGTAGAAGAAATGCGTAATGCATTGGTAGGTTCATTACAGGCATACACACAAGCAATTCCACAGATGGCAGCAACAGGCGGGGATGCGTCTGATATCGTAAAGAAAATCGCACAAGTAATTAAAGCCCGTCAAAAGGGAATATCAATTGAAGATGCGATTGAAGATATCTTTGCTCCAGAATTACCTCCTGCTGGTGCCCCACAGGTTGAGCAAACGTCCCCTGCTCCCGAAATGGCTCCAGTAGGAGGCTTACCTCCTCAACAAGGTGGCGGAATTCCAGATGTTCAGACTCTACTTTCTAGTTTAACTTCTGGTGGTAAAGCCAGTGCAAGTGCAAGGACTGCAATTAGAAGATAAGTTAGAAGGGGACCATGACTGCAATTGTTGGTATACAAGGAAAAGGTTGGGCTGTCCTAGCGGCAGACTCAATGACTACATATACAGATAGACCGTATGTAGCAAAGGGATGCGACAAGATAGTTAAAGTTGGAGAGTATTTAGTTGCTGTAGCAGGTGATGCTATTGCGGGAGATATTCTTAATAACTTGTGGCAACCACCTAAAGTAATTAAGACGCAAGACCCAGATAGATTTATGATGATTAGAGTATTGCCTTCTATAAAACAAACTCTAACTGATGCAGGTTATGACCCATCACCTAAAGGCAAGAATGATGATGATGCTGGATGGGATGCTTTAATTTGTTTTAATGGAAAGTTATATCAAGTTAGTGATGACTATGGATATATGCGAGATGATAAAGGTTTATATGGAATAGGCACAGGTGGGGCTTTAGCCCTTGGTGCATTATCTGTATTAGAGTCAGAAACAAAGACACATGCTAAAGCAACAAGCGCTGCTAAGAAAGCAATTGCAACAGCAATCCAATATAACATTTGGTGTGGTGGGGCTATAAACATAAAAACACAATTTACTAAATAGGAGGAAACGTGGCAGAGCAAGGCGGAATGAGAACTCCAAATAATCCTGCACCAGTTTCAGGTCCTGGGGCTTTATCAAAAAGAACAGATGGTGGACCTACGCAGGCTGCAACTTATATTCCAGGTATGCCACAAGGTCAAGGTCAACAGACATATGACAACCAAGTAGCAGCACCTATGGCTGGTAATCCATTTCCACAAGAATCATTGGCTGACTTAACGCCATTGCTTGCGCCTACATCTCGCAAGAATGAATCAATTACTAGTGGAGTTGATATTGGTGATGGACCAGGTTCCATGGCATTAGGAAAACTTCCAATGCAAGAATCTTCAGTTAAAGATGTTATTAGAACTCTTGCACAATATGATACCTCAGGCGATTCCGAAATGGTATATCGCATGCTAGACGATGCAGGGTATTAATGCCAGAGATAAAATTAGACCCAGTTATTGCTGAACTTAGTCCTAATATTTATAAGGCAGCAGTAGAAGCCAGTCTTCCTATTAGTCAACAGATGCAACTTAGCCAGTTGGCCCGTGCTCGCAAAGAGGGTAAAAGACTTTTACAACTTAGCGAAGAAGATGCTCGTAAAGAATTTCTTGAATTTGATACAGAGATTCAAAAAACTATTAATAGTGTTTGGTCAGACAAAAAAATATTTGAACCTGAATTAAGTACTTTTGGTAAAGTAGTACGTGGTATTACAGAACCAATAGGTATTGCTGCTAAAATATATTTTAGTCCAGTAATTGCAGCCTTTACTGCTGCAGATAAATACTCTAGAACTCTTAATACACCTTACGCAGCCGAACAACAGGCTGAACAGGGTAGAGGTTCAAGATTTAGCAAGAAACTTCTTTCAGATGCATTTAATGGAAAGAACTCTTGGAAATGGGACAAAATCTCTGAGTATGAAGCCAAGTATGGTAAAGCATTAGTAACTTTAATTCGTGGCAGCGCAGAAGGTAGAACCATAGGCGAGTCAATGGACTTGTATGGTGAGACCGATGCAAACATGTTAAATGCAATTATGTTTATGGGTGATGAACCAGAAAAATTTAAAGACTTATTATCTGAAGTAAAATTATATGCTCAAGTTTCTCCAGGTAGAGATAAAGTTGGAAGTTGGCTTAAGGCTGATGAAGACGTTAATCAAAATTACTGGGCAACTAAATTACTTAAAAAAATTGGCATAGATTTAACTGATAAAAAAACCCGTGAGGGTGTTGCTAGATTTGCATCTGGTCCTTTAGATGCTACTTATCAAATCGGTATTGACCCATTAACTTATACTGGTGTTGGCCCAATTATTAAAGGTACTAGAGCAATTGGTCGTGGTGTTGCTGGTATTCCAGAAGCAGTTGGTCGCTTTGGTGGAATTAAAAGTCGTGGCGAAAAACTTGCTGACCAAGTACAATTTCTTGCCGAACGCGGTAATATTGATGGTGGAGTAAACTTTGTATTTCAACAAGCAGATGTTGTTAAACTTTGGGATGAGCAACTAGGTAAAGCAGTTAAACAATATGCAGATGCAGAAGGTCCTGTAGCCAAGAACATGGTATACGACCAAATGCGTTCTGATTTTCCAGACTGGGCTAACCTTGCAGTTGTTAAAGACTTAGCAAAGGCTAAAGTATTTGACTCAGCAGAAGCACGTAAATTTTTTACCGAAGCAGAAAACTTTAACTTATTATTAGGTGGACGAGTTGATGGTGTAAGTTACCGTAGGAATGGAATTTCTGTAGCAAAAAATTATAGAACCCTTACCTCTGCATCTCATAAAGTTATTGATTCAGTATTTAATCCTACTTCTAGAAATGCAGATGTAACCTCTTATATTGAAAAGGGTGAAAAAGAACTAGCAACTGTACTAGATGTATTAAAAAAGGTTGCTGATGATGGAGAAAATTTAGTCAACCCAGCCGTAAGAGATATTATTGATTTAACCACAGATATTTCTAGGTCACGTAAACAATTATACAAATTAGGAACAGCCTTTGGTCGTACTCCTAACCGTATTATTTATGGCGAAGACGCAATTAAAACTATTGATGAAGTTAAAAACTTAGCAAAAATAGTTATGCCTAAAAATACAGCAGGTGCATTTGCTGAGGCATTCTTAGATGAAGCACCAGAAATACAACTTACAATGATTCGTAACTTGTATGCAGCGGTTATGACTAAAATTGGTTTACCTGGTTCACCAGGTGGTGAGAAAATTATGAACGAAGTTCTTTCAGTTACCTTTAATGAAACTGGTATGTTCTCAACTGTTAAGTCTGAGGTACCACTTGATTTAGTAGATGCGTTTCATCCAGCATCAATTACCCGTGAAGGTGAAACATTCCTTCAGGCATCTAAGGGAATAGTTCAACCATCACAGGTTGCTAAGAGTATTGCTCCGCTGCCATTTGACTTACTATATCAAACAGCAGCAAGTTCACGCTTATCAGAAAGAATTAATTTTATTAACTTAATTGGTGGCGCTACTAGAAATAAATTCTCTAAATTTGTTAATGACTTTTGGGCTAACCATACTTTATTTCCACGATTGGGTACACGAAGCGCAGTAGATGAACTTACATTCGCTACCCTTACAGCACCAAGACAAGATTTAGTTAAGTTTGCATTTGGCGGACGTAAAGGCCGTGCTTCACTTGAGGCAATGACTGGTTCTAAAACAGCGCAAGGTATGTACAAGCGTGGTTTTTATAAAATATTTCAAAATATAGACCCAACTAGAAAATTGGGAAATCAAGAAAGATTAGAAATTTTAGAAACAGCCCGTGCTAAGATGTCTAAAAAATATGGATATGAAGTTCCATTAGCAGATGTAGCACATGAGGCTGTAAGAGAAGAAACTTTTTTAAGAGTACAGTCTATTTATGGAGATAAATTAAATCCTAGTACTCTAGATGCATTACGAAGAATCATGAAGTATAGTCCTAAAGTACTCGACTCTATGGCTGATTCAGTTGCTGCTCGAAGTATGATGACTGGTAAAGTTGATATTGAATATGTTGATTCTGTTTTTATTAATAGCAATGTAACTAAGGCAATTAAAGAAACTGGTCTTACTCTAGGTAAAAAATATCGAGATTTAGACCCTCAAAAAATGACAACTAAACAAGTTGCTCTTGCTCATTTTGATAACTGGAATATTCGTTTTTCTTATAACAGTGAAAAAATTGCAGACGGTGCAGTTGTTAATCCAGTAGGTGCGTTTTTTAGAAACAATGCACTTGAAACTCGTGGCGATTTAATTAATGCTCGCAATAGCGTGCTCAAAGATGTGGGTGTTGAAAAACTTCCTAGAGGATTTGAAGATGATTATGTTGTTGCTAGCGAAGAAAAGTTAAAAGGATTCCTTTCTTTATTCAGCACAACTGTTGCGTACCGCCAACGTGGTATTCCAGATGTGCAGATTGCCCGTATTCACGCAGAAACTATGCTTATGGATATGAGAAATACATTTCATGGCAGTGCAAGTGGATACAACAAAGCATTATTTGAAGCAGTTAAAGCAGCAAAGAAAAAAATTGAGGCAGGAACAGAGGGTAGCAAAAAAGTAATCCGCGACCCATGGAGTAAAGCATCTGCTGAAATTGAATTTGAAAAATTTGAAGATTTAACTCAAGGTTACCAACCAAGAACAAGTATACAAACACGTTTATATAATCTTGGTCCCGAGAAAGATATGAAAATATTTCAAGAGGGAGAAGGATTACCTTACCTTTATTCTAAGTGGCAAAATTGGATGATGGAAGTTATGGATTCAACCGTAACTGGTTTTTTCCGTCAACCATTATTACTTATAAAAACTGAAAAAGCACTTAAAGATTTTAAACCTTACGAAAAAGGATTTATTGATAGTTATGTTAAGTCATCACTTCAAGAAAACCCTATGCTTAGTCCAGGAATTGCACGTATCCGTGCACGGGAACACGTTGAAGCGCTAACCACGAACCTAGCAATAGGTCGTGCTACAGATGAACTACTTGAGTTTGTAGATAATCCATCTATTCGCTCTAACTTTGCAATATCTATTCGTTCAGTAGGTAGATTCTATCGTGCAACTGAAGATTTTTACAGACGTGTTTTTAGACTTTATACAAAAACTCCGCTTCGTGCTTTATATCGCACAAGATTATTACATACTGGTCTTGAAGCATCTGGTGATGTTTACGAAGATGACAAGGGAGATAAGTTTATTGTATTTCCTACGGATTCTATAATTAATGGTGCGTTAGAACCAGTATTGCGTGCCCTTACGGGTAATCAAACATTACAAGTTCCATCATTTAATGAGTTTACACTTAAGTTACGTTTAATAAACCCATCGTTCTCTCCTGATGCTGGTCAGCCAGCATTGGCTGGACCAATTGCTGGACTATCCGTTGTAACTGGCAGGGCAATCTTAAGAGAACTACCACTTGTGCAACCATATGCTACTGAGTTAGCAGATAAATTTGACAGTATTGCACTTGGTCAGTTTGGTGACAGAATGACATTCAAGAGCGCTATCATGCCTTTGTTGGGAGATAGTATTTTATCTAGTCTTTCTCCAATTGAAAAAGACAGACAAAAAACTACAGCATTACTACAGGCTATTGCTTACAGTCAAGCCTATGGTAATGGTTTACCAGCAGATGCAACCGAAGAAGAGCGTGCAAAACATTTAAAGATGTTAAAACTTAGCACACATAGTATTATTGTTTCACGTAACATGCTTGGTTTAATAAGCCCAGGACAACCTACTCTACGTGACTCTAAAGGGTTGCCAGATTTTCTAAAGAAGACTGGTATAACTAGTTGGAAAGCATCATTCTGGGATGTTTATAATAGTTTACTACGTAATAGCGATGAAGATACTGGGGATATATTTGACCTAGCCGTTGCTACTTGGGTTGGAAAGAATCCAGGAAAAATAATATATCTAGTACCACGTAATACTAAAGAGTTTAGAGTTCTTATTAATACAACTCAACAGGTTAAAGACTGGTCAGTTAAAAATAAAAAGTTTATTGATACCTATAAAGAAGTAGGTTATTTATTTGCACCAAAATCTGGCGAGTATAATCCAGATATATATGCTTGGATGGAAGCAGAAGGTCTAGTAGATATTCCAGAGTTTGCAGATTACCTAGATAGCGTATCTGTGGCTGAAGATAAACAACGTTACTTTGCTATTGAGGATGAACTTAATAAAGCATTAAAAACTAAATCAGTTTATGGAGATAGACGTCAATTAATTGATAAAGCGCAACAAGACCGCACCGCTCTTTTAGTATCTAATCCATATCTTGACGCTGAGATAAGTGGTAAAGGAACTAATCGTGGAGATTTAAAGAAAATGCTTAAGGCTTTATCTGAAGCAGTAGCAGACCCTAAATCTCCTATTGATAAAGCAACAAGGTCAACCATGAATCTAGCGGTTAAGAATGTATCGGAGTTTGTTAACTTTGCAGAGGACCCAGCAATGGGTAAACGCTGGGATTTCAGCAGTATGAAATCAAACAAAAAAGAACAAGTTGCTAACATATTAGCAGAACTTAGTAAAGTAAATCCAGAAGTAAAAGAAGCAAATAGAATTATCTTTACTGGATTACTAAACTATTATTCAAGAGAATCAGTCATAGCAGGAATTGAGGATAAGTAATATGAGTACTTTAAATCTATATGGTGCGCCAGTACCAAGCAATAGAACTGATTTACTTAAAAGATTTGGTGATACTGCCCTACCAGAGGAAAGATTAGAAGTTGGATTTAACCAATTTGGTAATCGTATTATTACTCAGGCTGGACAAACTGGTGCTGCTTATCAACGCTTTCTATACGTAACCCCAGATGGTAAAAACTTTGCAGTTCTTGATTACAATGGTGTAGTTCGTGAGATTAAAAAAGAGTTTAAAAATATAGAAGGATTAAGAACTTCCCTATATCGCAAAGGAAAGTTAAGCGAAAAAGATTACGTAACAAAGTCAGACTCTGGTCTTAGTGAGGCTATTTTAGAAGCAGCCAATGAGCAAAGCAAAGAAATACTAGATGCCCTTACATTAAACGATAACTTTGAGGCCAAGTTTACTAGCATGACTAACTGGCTTAATACTAGACCTGACTATGTTGGTGGTCAAGGACCTAGCCAGCGTGGACAAGAGATAACTAAATTAGACGCTAGCCAAATGATTGATGCGTTTACCGTGCAAATGCTTGGACGTGAGGCTACTCCTGCAGAACAAAAAGATTTCTTTGAAAGAGTTTCTTCAGAGATGAAGAAGGCTGTTGTAAAGCGCAAGACAGTTGGAGATAAATCAATTGAGTCTGGTTCTTTCTTAGACCAAGAAGATTATGCACGTATCATGGCGGAAACTATTAAGCCTGCAATTCGTGGTACCCCATTAGAGGCTATTGCTTCTGGCAATGGTTCTATAGCACAAAGCATAACAACATTAAAAACTTATGCTGCTAACTATGGTATTAAGTTAAGTACTCAAGAAGCCCTTGATGAAGTAGTTGGTGGACTAGAACCAGGTGGTAGTTTAACTACTGGTAAGTTCGACCAACAACAACAAAAGATTAGAAACATGGCTAAAAGTTTTTATACCAACTTAGGTGATTCAATTGATAATGGCGTTAGTATCAAGAATCTAGCCAATCAATTTGCTAACGTTAAGTCTCAACTCTTAGAAGTACCATTGGAATCTGTAGATGTATTTGATAAAGATATACAAACAGCATTACGCAACAATGGAAAACCTGGGGTTATGTCTACTACAGAGTTTGATGTATTACTTCGCAACAAACCAGAGTGGGGAAAGACTAAGAATGCTAGAGATGAAGCAGCAAAATATGCTAACGATATTCTTAAGATGTTTGGGGTGGTAGGTTAATGGCGTACTATAATGAAGATGGAACTATAGATTATTCTAGACCAGATGATAGACCTACTGCAGCAGATGTTTTTGGACAAAGACAAAAAGAAGCACAAGCAGCCTTAAGTGCTGGCAATCTTAGTGGTAAAGCATTACAAGAAGCACAAAATGCTTTATCCTATGCTACCTCTGCAGTACAACAACAGGCAGTTTTTCAAGCATCTTTTACACCAGAACAATGGAATGAAAAACTTGGAATAAGATTTCCTCCCGCTGGTACATCTGCTGGTTATGAATTATCTGCTGATGGAAAAAAAAGAAGACAAAAATTCCATGATGGTAAAGGTGGATTTTATTATGGTGAATTTGAACCTAATCCAGATTATAAAGAACCTAATCAAGATGATAAAGCATCTAGAGATGCATTTGCACTTCTTAAAAGTACCTTTGCTTTATACGATTTAGCAGAGTTAGCCCCAGTTATTGAAGACTTTATGAAACAAGGATTAACTGCTAATGAAGCAATCATTGAGTTGCGTAAGAATAAAGTATATCAAACACGATTCGCTGGTAATACTTCAAGGACAGCGGCTGGTCTTAATGCACTTTCAGAGGCAGAATATCTAGCCCTTGAGGACAGTTACTCAGAAACACTTCGTGCATACGGACAACAAACATTACTTGGTGTAGATAAAAAAGCACGTCAGGCTGAAATGGCTAAAATTATTGGTTCAGATATATCTGCTGTTGAGTTTAAAGATAGAGTATCTACTGTAGTTACTCGTGTAGAGAATGCAGACCCATTGATTAAGTCTACTCTTCGTGATTTCTATAAAATTACAGATGCTAATCTAGTCAGTTACTTCTTAAAGCCAGACGAGAATCTACCTAGATTACAAGAGAAGGTAACTGCAGCGGAGATTGGTAGCGCAGCCCTTGCACAAGGTGGGCTTACAACTGATATGACTAGTGCAGAATCATTGGCTAAGTTTGGCGTAGACCTAGCAACAGCACGTAAGGGATACTCTACTATCTCCGAGGTACTTCCTACTGCTACAAGGTTATCACAGATTTATGATGAAGAACAAATTAATTACAACCAAAATATTGCAGAGCAAGAAGTATTTAAAGGACTTGCCTCTGCCCAGCGTAAACGTACAAAACTAGCAGAAAAAGAAATAGCATCTTTTAAGGGTTCGTCAGGAGTAGCGCAACCTGGACTATCAACTACTTACATGCGTAAGTCAAGTTCTGCAGGTTACTTCTAAATAGATTCCCCACACGGATAGACCAGCCCCGTGGGGTGTATAAGTCTGGTAGCAAGAGCCAACCAATTTCCCCGAATTGACTTGTGGCTTGCGACTAATCAACGAATAGAAGGGTGGGTTGCTATGAGCAACAACTACTGGGATGAAGAAGAAGACGAAAACCAAGATAACGATGCAAATCTGCAAGGCGATGACTTAGTTAAAAAACTAAGAAAAGCCAAACGTGCAGATGAGAAGCGTATCAAGGAACTGACTGAGCAACTTGAGGGATTGTCCAAGGTGCAGCGTGAGAGAGTCGTCAAGGAAGTCCTAGAAAAGAAGGGCGTTAATCTAAAGGCACAACGCTTAATTATGAAAGACTTAGAAGACATTAACGAGGAGTCAGTTAATAACTGGCTTGATGATAATGCTGATTTGTTTGGATTAAAAAGTGCAGAGCCTGTGAATCCTGAAGAACAAAATAATCGAGCAGCCTTAAGGCAGCAAGATATTGTTACTCAGAATGCATTAACCCCTGAACGTACAGAGGATTTGGAAACAAAGATATCTAATGCACAATCTGCAGATGAGATTCTTTCAATCCTCCGTGCAAATCCATAATTAATCCATAGTAATTCTTATCACCTTGGAGGTGACAAATGCCTAATGCATACACAGGAATAGGTTCTTCCACTCTTGGAGGAACATCTGGTGGCGCAGGTCTTGTCCAGCAAGCGTATGACCGCTTATTGGAGTTTGCTCTCCGTTCTGAACCCTTAATTCGTTCAGTCGCAGATAAAACACCTGCCCGTCAATCAATACCAGGCTCAACTGTAGTTCTACAGAAGTACGTTGACTTGGCTCAAAAGACATCTACTCTATCTGAGACAACCGACCCAGATGCAGTAGCACTGTCAACACCAACTACAGTTTCTATTACTCTTAATGAGTATGGTAACTCTGTATTGGTAACACGTGCGTTGGAACTATTCAGCCTTGCTGATGTAGACCCAGCAATCGCAAACATTATTGCTTACAACCTAGCAGATTCAGTTGACGCAGTAGCAATGGAAACATTGCGTGCTGGAACAAACGTAATCTACTCAGGTGCTACAGCAACATCTACAGCAACAATTGCAGCAGCAGCAACAATTGATTCAGCAGACATCCGTAGGGCTGTCGCTAAGTTACGTTCTGCTAAAGCAGTTGCACGTAAAGGTTCACTATACTGGGCTGGTATCCACCCAGAAGTATCACATGACCTACGTGCTGAGTCCTCTTCAGGACAAGGCTGGCTACTTCCTAACCAATACGGTTCTTCACAGGACCGCATCTGGGCGGGAGAAATTGGTAACTACGAAGGTGCATTCTATATTGAGTCACCACGTCTTTACTCAGCCAAAGATGGTGCAGACCAATCAGCATTAGCAACAACAGTAACAACAGTTGCTGGAACATCAGCAGGATTTACTATTGGTGTTGCTACATCATCTGTTATTGCAACTCGCGCTGAAGTTGGCGACAAGATTGCTGCAACAGGTATTGCATCTGGTGCAAAGATTACTGCTATCTCAACAAGTGGTTCAACAACAACCATTACAGTTGACACAGCAAACACTGCAGCAGTTACAGCAGGAGCGACAGTAACCGTAACTCCTGTTACTCGTGTATTCCGTACAATTGTCTGCGGTTCACAGGCTATGGCTCAAGCCGTTGCTGAAGAGCCACATGTAGTTATCGGACCAGTAGTTGACAAGTTAATGCGTCACCGCCCAATGGGTTGGTACGGCGTACTTGGCTTTGCACGCTACCGTGAAGAAGCACTATACCGAATCGAATCAGGTTCATCAATCGCTGCTCTTTAGTAGCAATGAGGGGTGGGGCTTACGCCCTGCCCCTCTCTTAATAAAGGACTTAAATGACTACATATGTTTTTGATACACCAATAGTTAGAGAAGGTCCAGCGGGTGGACACCGCTTATTTTACTTTTATAAATTAAATCGTGGGATAACTATTATTCGTGATAACGGTACATACAAACAAGTACGTTATCTAGTAGATGAAGACTTACAGAATTACCAAGAGGTTTACCTTGGCGGCAGCCGTCACATAGTTGACGAAGATACTAAGGCAAGATTAATTGCAGGCAATGTTGGAGTTACAGAGGATAACTTCACAGCACAATAGGGGGCAATATGGAATGCGACCACAAGAGTAAAGTTCTTGAATGGGCATATGAATTAAAAGATGGTCAGATGAATCAGCATGTATCTCTATATGGATGCACTGAGTGTGATGCTACATCACCTAAACCATTTGTAAGTAAAGAAGAAGTTTATGTACAAGACCATAGCAAATGTCATAGTAACCCTTGCTTTGGATGCAAGGCTAAAGGATTACAACTGAGCACAGGCGATGCTAATGGTAGAGCCGCTATGCCAAGACGTAAGTGGGAAAGCGAACTAGAAGCCTATAGAGATGCTCGTAGACAGGGTATCCAACCAGCAGGAACTACTATGGAAAAGATAGTGGCTGCAGAGAAAGCATCAGAGAATTTGGGTAGGGCTTACAATGCTGAGAAAGACCCAAATGCAAAACAAATAGACAAAAAAACCGCAAAGGTTATGACAGAACTAGGAGCATAAAATGCCAATGGTAGACGGAAAGAAGTTCCCTTACACAATGAAGGGCAAGGCTATGGCTAAGAAAGCAGCCAAGAAGTCAGACAAGAAGATGACAATGAAAAAAATGACCATGAAGAAAATGGGCAAGAAGAAGTAACATGGCTAAAATTGTCAAAAGAATAAAGACCATAGCCCGTGAGGCTAGAGATATACCAACAGCAATTGGTACTAGCATGTGGTCTCAACTTGATGCAAAGAACTACGGTCCTTCTAATGAAGCAGAGGTTATGAAAAATGCTAATAGGGCTAGTAAGAATCAAGACCGTCAAGTGGTTGAAGCAATTAATGCAATCATTAAAGGTCGCACTGGTACTTCCTCTGACCAGTATGCAAACAAAGATGGCACGTACCTTAAAGGTAAGAAGCGCAAATGAAAGCCAAAAAGGGAATGGGCTTCAAAGCAGCCCAGAAGCAGATTGCGAAAAAGCAAGGAGTCTCTATGGCAGGTGCTGGCGCAATCTTGGCTGCAGGTGCGAGGAAAGCAAGTAAGGCTGCTAAGAAAAAGAATCCAAACCTTAAAAAAGTTAAAGGTAAGTAATGTCATCGGGTCAACGTAAGCGTCATGACGGTTGGAATAAATCAATTATGCGGGATGGCATGATTGTTATTCTTCGTAAGGACGGGTCGGAAAAAGTCCGCCTTGACCCTAAGACTAAAGAAATAATTAAGGGGAGCAAATGAAAAAGAAAACAAAGTCTAAAGTTAATGAGGCTGGTAACTACACCAAGCCTGGTATGAGAGCATCTTTATTTAAAAAGATTAAGGCTGGTTCTAAAGGCGGAGACCCAGGGGAATGGTCAGCACGTAAGGCACAACTACTTGCAGTTCAATACAAGAAAGCAGGCGGAGGTTACAAGTAATGGCACTTGCTAAATCTCAACAGTCACTTAAGAAGTGGTCTGCTGAAAAGTGGAAAACATCTGATGGTAAACCATCTAAAGGTAAGAAGAGATATTTACCTACCGCAGCGTGGGCTGCTTTAAGTCCTGCAGAGAAAGCAGCAACCAATAAGGCTAAGGCCGCTGGTAATGCTAAAGGTAAACAGTTTGTTAAACAACCTAAAAACATAGCCAAAAAAACAGCAAAGTATAGGGGCAAGTAAATGGCAAAGACTCCAGCATGGACACGCAAAGAAGGCAAAAATCCTAAGGGTGGGCTTAATGCAAAGGGCAGAGCATCTTATAAGGGTGGAACCCTTAAGGCACCTGTAAAGAGTGGGGATAACCCACGCAGAGCCTCGTTCTTAGCCCGTATGGGTGGTATGCCAGGACCTGAACGTAAGCCTAATGGGGAGCCAACAAGATTACTTCTATCACTTCAAGCATGGGGTGCTAGTTCAAAGGCTGATGCTAAGAAAAAAGCAGCAGCAATATCTAAGAGAAATAAAGGGAAGTAATGGCAACTTTAGAAAATATGATTGATGAAGTTCTTATCAATCTTGCTGGTTATACCTTACAGCAAGATAGGTCAACCCATTTACTACAAGCAGTTTCAACTACTACATCTACCATTGCTAACCCTACAGTTCTACAACTTGCCAGCACTGAATTAGGTAAAGGTACTGTTGAGGTTGGTGAAGAGTTAATGTGGGTAGATTCATTTGACCGTATTGCCAATACAGCAACTATCTCACCTTATGGTAGAGGTTACCTAGGTACTACAGCATCTACTGCAGCAGCAGGTACAAGGGTAGTTATTAGCCCAACCTTCCCACGCTATGTGGTTAAGAAGGCTATCAATGACACCATTCGTGCTATTGGCTCATCTATCTTTTCGGTTAAACAAACAACATTTACATACAATGCAGCAATTACTACATATGAATTAGAGAATTTAAATATTAAAAATATCCTTACTATGCATTGGGAAAGCATTGGTCCATCTAAAGAATGGATTCGTGTTAAGAGATATGATTTAGATGCCTTGCCAGAAATTAATACTTGGGGTGCAACATCTCAGACAGTAACCATTGGTGACATTATTACCCCTGGTAGAACTGTAAAGGTTGTTTATGCTACAGACCCAACAGCATTAGGCACCAACTCAGATATATTTACTACTGTTACTGGACTACCTGAATCAGTTCGTGATGTAGTAATTCTTGGTGCAGCATATAGATTACTTACATATCTTGACCCAGCCCGTGCTGCAATGGTTAGCCCTCAAGCAGATGAGACAGATTCAAAGCGTCCATTTGGTTCATCTGGAAATGCTACTCGTCAACTCTTTGCACTATATACACAACGCTTGGCCGAGGAAACAAAAGCACAACAACAACAGTACCCAGCCCGAGTTCACTACAGCCGATAGGAACATAAATGACAATACGTAAATACTCATCCCGTTCGCAGCAAACTACATTAACATCAAGCATTACTGCTGGTACTACCACCATGGTAGTTGGTTCTGCTTCAGCACTTGTACCCAGTGGTTTAACTGCTGGTCATATTTTTACGGTGGTGATAGACCCTGATACGGCATCTGAAGAAATTGTAGATGTATCGGTAGTAAGTACTAACACACTTACTATAGCAAGAGGTATTGAAAATGCTGGTAGTGGACAGATTCACTCTGCTGGTGCAGTAGTTCGACACATGGTTACTGGTCGTGACCTACGTGAAACCAACCTACACATTGAAGCAACTGGTGCCTATAATGATGGAACCGCTACTCATACTATGCATGGTATTGCATCTGGTGAGGGTGATGTAGTAGGTACAGATAAAACACAGACTCTTACAAATAAAACTTTAACATCTCCTATTATTACTAGCCCAACAATTACTGCTGGTGCTGGTGCAGAGTTTACCTCTATTGTATTTGAAGGTACTACTGCAGATGCTTTTGAAACTACACTAACAGTAGTAGACCCAACTGCAGATAGAACAATTACTTTACCTAACACATCAGGTACTGTAACGATTTTAGATGCAACCCAAACATTAACTAATAAAACTTTAACAAGTCCTACTATCTCAGGCAGCCCAGTTATTACTGGTCTATCTAGCGCAGGTATGTCATCATCATCTGCTGCACCTGTTTCTTATGTAGATGCTTTTTTTGGTCCATTAACTAGCGCACAGACTTCGGCTACATCAGCCGCAGCCAGTGCTACAGCCGCTGCTACCTCGGCTACTAGTGCAGCAGCAAGCGCAACCGCTGCAGCAACTAGTGCTACCTCAGCCTCTAATAGTGCTTCAGCAGCCTCTACAAGCGCCTCTAGCGCCCTTACAAGCCAAACTGCTGCAGCAACCTCAGCCACATCTGCTGCTGCCTCTGCTACCGCTGCTGCGACTAGCGCAACCAGTTCTGCAACAAGTGCTAGTGCTGCTGCTACTTCAGCCACAAACGCTGCAACTTCAGCATCATCTGCTAGTACCTCAGCATCTTCAGCATTAACTAGTGCTAACTCCGCAAGTACTTCAGCAGCATCGGCTGCTGCTTCTACTTCGGCTGCTGCTGTTTCTGCATCCTCTGCTGCTACATCAGCAAGTGCTGCTGCAACATCTGCATCTAGTGCGGCTACCTCTGCTACATCAGCAGCCACTAGTGCAACTAGTGCTGCTACATCTGCAACCCTTGCTCAGGATTGGGCGACTAAAACTACTGGTACAGTAGATGGTTCAGAGTATTCTGCTAAGTATTATGCCCAACAATCTAATGCTGCTAATGCTGTTAACAAGACTGACATCCAAGCAAAGGGTGATTTAATTGTTGGTAGTGCAAATGATACCTATGTAATTTTACCAGTGGCTACAACTGCTGGATATGTTTTATCTGTTGACTCAGCAACAACTTCAGGACTTGTATGGTCTGCTCCTAATCCAGGAGATATAACTGGAGTAACTGCTGGTACTGGTCTAACAGGTGGAGGAACCTCTGGTTCTGTAACCTTAGCCCTAGATACAACTGGTGTGGCTGCAGGAACCTACACCCTCTCTACTATTACCGTTGATGTTAACGGTAGAATCACCTCTGCCTCCACAGGAGTCGCAGCGGGTGAAACATTTAATCCACTACTACTGATGGGAGCCTAACTTGGCTGCAACATATAAAGTCCTGGGTCAGGTAAACCCAGCAGCAACAACAGCAACGACTGCGTATACCGTACCGTCTACTACAGAAACTGTAATATCAACTATTACGGTGGCTAACCTAGGCTCTGCCCCTGCTTCATATAGAATAGCGGTTAGACCAAATGGAGCAACATTAGAGAATAAACATTACATAGCCTATGATGCCACAATAGCCCCGCAAGATACAGTAACTTTAACTATAGGTATCACACTTGATGCTACTGATGTTGTAACTGTTTTGGCAAGTACAGCAACATTAGCATTTAATCTATTTGGAAGCGAGATTGCATAATGGCTGCAGGTAATATTAGAAAACCAATTAGGGCTACAAGAAACTACGCAAGACCTACAAGTCCAAGTACATCAACTGCTACTACTGCAGCAGATACTACAAGTGTAAGTATTACTTATACACCAAGCACACTTGGTCCTGCTGCAACATCTTATGTAGTAACTGGAACATCTACTAATGGCGCTACAGTTAATGCAACAATAACTACATCTCCAACAACAGTTGCTGGTTTTTCTTCTGGGCAATCGTATAATATTGCTATTGCAGGTCAAAACTATAATGGACCAGGAGCAACTTTTGCTGCTGCTACAGGATTGGTAATACCAACTGTTTACTCATTACAATCCACCTACAATACTAATGGAACTTATACGGTTCCTATTGGTGTTAGTAAAATTGCTGCTTATGTAATTGGCGCAGGCGGAGGCGGAGGCGGTGGTGGTGGAACCTCATCACAAGGCGATATTGCTGCAGGTGGCGGTGCTGGTGGTGGAAGTGGCGCTATTGTTGGATTTATAGATTATACCGTAACTGCTGGACAAACAGTAACTATTACTGTTGGTACCGCAGGTACTGCAGGTAATGGTGGTACTAGAAGTAGTGGTAATGGTGAACCTGGAGGAACTGGTAATACTGGTGGATTATCTAAAATTACTTATGGTGGTACTGATATTGCTACCGCTAATGGTGGTGTTGGTGGTGCTGGTGGTAATGGTGCATCTAACACCAATGGTAATGGCGGTACTGGCGGTGCTGCAGGAACTGCTTCAAGCAATGTTAGTGGTGCTATAACAATTAATGGAACTGCTGGCGGTGCTGGTGGTAGCACAACAGGTACAGGTAATAGCCTTATTGGTGGTAGTGGTGCTTCTGGTACTGCTCAATCTTCAAATTCAAATATTACTGGTCAAAGTAATATTACTGCTATTAATCCTTCTAATACCGCTTATGGAAGTGGTGGCGGTGGTGGTGGCGGTGGTACTAGTGCTGGTGGCGGTGGCGGTGGTGCTGGCGGTGCTGGTAATGGTGGCGGTGGTGCTTCTGGTAATACTAGTTTTGGTAATGTTGGTAATGCTGCAACTGGTATTGGAGCCGCAGGAGGCGGAGGCGGAGGCGGAGGTAGAAGTAATTCGAATGATATTGCTATCAGAGTTGGTTTAGCAGGTGGTTCTGGCTTTAGAGGTCAAGTAATACTTTACACAGCCTAACATAAACTAAGGGGACAATATGAAAGAAATAATATTTACTAATGTGCTTGGGTTGGATTTTTTTCCACCCAAGCCAGCAGTAAAAGAAGTGCCAGAGTGGTATAAAAATACACCAGAGTATATTGGTAATCAAGGTAAAAAAGTTATTGATGGTAATACACCACATACAATTAAAAAATGTATACCTGTATTTGATGCTATAACTGCTGGATATATTCTTTATACTCAAGTAGATATACAAGTATCAATAGCAGATGATTTACCTTACTATACTTGGTCA